AAATAGCGCCAGCGGCCGCCGCATCTGAGGCGTCGAGTAAATGATATTCGCCCTCTCGATCTGTACCGGGCGGGGACCGTTGCAGTCGGCGACGGTCTGCCCCTGCGGGTCGATCCCGATCGTCATCGTCTTCGCGCCGGTCAGAGGATATTCATAGCGTGCGATCGAGAAGATGAATAACCGGTCACAGTTGAGCGAACCGACCAGGCGATTGAGTTCCTCGAGGCCGTCCTGGTATTGGGCCGGCGACGGGGTGCGTTGCGGCCCAAGCGTTACCGCGGCCTTGCGGAGCGCCGGATAGATCAGACCCTTGCCGGCGGTCGCCGGGACCGTGCCTGGCGCGATTCCCCCGAAGGTCGCCGAGTCGAACAGTACCCGGTCCCAGAGCGGATTGCTGGCCGTGCTCATTTCAGGTAGACCTTTCCGCCGGCGAAGGTCCATGACACCGGCACGTTAGTCGTCGGGGTGAATGTATTACCGATGGTCGCGCCCGCGGTCCATGCGCCCGGCGTTGCGCTGGTCGCGATAAAGCTGCCACTGGCGCCTTCCCAGAGGCCGCTGACAGCATTCACCGCTACGTTGCCGCTGAGGAAGAAACGCGGATTGAGGGGGAACCCAACGGTAGCGGCCGATGAAACGGTAGGGACAGTGTCGTCTATTCCCCGGTTGTCCTTAAAAATGCCGGTAAACGGCCCAATTGCCGCCGGCGCGGTTTCGTTATTCGTCAGGTTATTGCCCTGAATGTTCGCCGTGGCCGTCCCCAGAGCGGCGATTCCAAACTTCTGGTGTCCCTTGCCGAGCGTATTGCCGATCGTGCAATTTTCAATGACGACGCCCGTCACGCCGCTGGCGAGCGTGATCCCTCCTTTGCTGGCCGTATTGGATACGTTGTTGTCCGACACTTCGCAGCCGATCAACGCGAAGGAACGGGTACCGCTTGCCATGAAAAGAACGCCTTCGACGCCGCTTCCACTGATATCGCAATTAACGAAACTGACGCTTTCCAAGCCGTTCACCGATGCATCGACATACACACACGGGCTGATCCCGCTGTTGACGCCGTCCCCCTGCGAGTTGAGGTGGACGCCGCTAAACCGGATCGAGAGCATCTGGAACCCTCCACCCACAAACAAGACGGAGTAGCCGTGGGCGCCATCGACTCCTCCGCCCACCATATAAATGTTCGCGATGTAGTTACTCTGCGGGTTAAATGCAATTGCGGCATCAGCGCTGAACAGGCTCGAAGAGAGCCAGACGCCGTCCGCGCCCCAAAGCCGCAGGCCGGCGGTCACCGCATTGGCGTTGTTGTAGAGCGAGGCGCAAAGGCAGTCGGAGAAAAAGATATTCGTACAGACGCTGCCAAGCACGGCGGGGTCCGATGCCTCGAGGCTCCAGCCGGCGGCCGCCTTGAAACTCATATCGACGTTGACGAACGTGCAATTGTGAAACGTGCTGCTGGCCGAGCCGAGCAGGCGGTAACCATACTGGCCGTTATTGATGCCTACGTTGGTTGCCTGGATCTGGCCGGATTTGATGTAGATTCCGCAGCCGGTCATGGCGGCGCCCGTGCCGTTAGCCATTCCCAAGTCCTGCATGAACCAGGACGCGCCCACGTCCACGTGGAAGAGATCGCCGGCCGAATAGGTGGTAGCTCGTGAAATCAGGATCGATTCCCGCCCGAGACCTGCGAATGTCACCCGTTCGCTGTTGTTGGTGGCATAGATCCCCTGGTAGAACGTCACCGGGACAGTAAACTGCACGATCCCCGGCAATGCGCTGGTCACCACGGCCTGGTGTGCTTCCGCTCCGCCGCCGGTCGCCGTCTGAATCGTCCATGCGCCGGAGTGCGTATTGGCGCACTGGACGATCAGCGTACCGCTGGCGGCCCCGGCAACGGCCGAGCCGCCGATAATCTTGACGGGTTCGGCGGTCCCAGTCCCGCCGGAAACATACAGGTAGTGGTTGACGTCGCTGCCATTGACGCCCGCGGGAACGGGCGAAAGCGTGATCGTGTTGGCGCCCACGATCAGCGATCCGCCAGGGGCCTGCGGCGTGAAGGTATACGTCTTGGCGAGATAAATGGCCGCGCCGCCGGATATGTTGCCCAATCCGGGTCCAAGAGCCCCCTCGATCGCCTTGATTTCCGCCGCAAGCACGTTGTGGTGCCATGCGTCGATGAGCATCAGGACCTTCGCACCAGATGAATGTGCCGCCGCGGAGGTTCCGTCGTATCCGCGGCCGCCCGAGGCAACGAGCAGAGACGGATTCGGCCCGGCCACCACGGATGAGATTGCGATTACCTCGTTGTCGATCGATACCAGGCCATTGGCGACAAACCCGGTTGTCGAGTTGACAAAAATGATCGTGGCGCTAGAGCTCAAACCCACGGTAAGAGCGGTCTGTACCTGATTTGCGGCTACTTTCAGTTGCGCATCGGTCGCGATTCCGGCCGGAAAAACTGGGGAAGGTGTCGCCATAATCCGTTACCTGGCCGGCGCTTCAGCCGCCGGCGCCATGCTCTTCATGTGGTTTCCTGCGTTCAGTTGCACGATCGAAGCCTTGAAGTTCTGTGCCTGCGCCGGGAGCGAAGGATCGGCCTGCGAGCGCGGATATTCGGGCAGTAGCGAGACCGCGAAGTTGTACCGGACGGCGGCCTCGTATCCCGGCGGCAGATCGATAGTGTCGCCCACTGCGGCAAATTGCGTGATGAGCGCATAGATCCATATTTCGAGCGTTCCGCCCAGCCGCGGGATTGGTGCAATGTAGACGGTCGAAGTGGGATAAAGATAATCGCAGTAGAGGATGCGGACGTAGACTGATTGCGCCTGCTTTTCAGGGACCGCCTCCCAGCCAGCAGAGTCCACGATCTCAAGCCGCGAATCGATGCCGCCACTCGAGACCGAGGCGCTCTCGATCTTCACCGGCCGTTGCGAGAGCGAGTAGGAATTCCCGGACGAAACTGGAATCAGAAGCCTCTGGCGCCCCACGAGCGAAGCGCCCTCCGTATTCCAGCTCGAGATCATCTGGTTCAGGGAAATGAAAGCGTCATTCAGTTCGTCGGTCTCGAGCGTCTCGCCGGCGACAATCGCGCCGATGAGGCGAAACGAACTATGGATCAGGTCGCTAACCGTTGTCGGCATAAATTGAGTCCATTGCGGCAATGCCGCATAGTGCCGCAGTCATAAATCGGGTTACGCCTTCCGCCGGCGCCCCGGTGGCGTGCGTTTCAAAGGCGTCTGGGCCCGCTTGGGCCTGGCGGGCGCTTCCTCGTTTGCCTGCTGCTCTTCCTCGTCCGGCTTCTCTTCCGGCGCGTCTTCGGGCTGCTCCGGTTCGAACTCCCGTTCCGGTTCGTCTTCGGGTTCCGGTTCCCACCTCGAGGCCTGCGGAGGCTCCGGCTGCGGGATGGTTCGGGACCATCCCGCGCCGAGCGCGTGCTCCTCGTCCGCGTTAGAGACGGTCACCGGCGGCTTGCTTCGGTGAAACAGCATCCGCGGGTAATCGGCGGGATTAGGCCGGCTCATCGGTCGCTTCCGCGTCGGCCTGGGCGGCTTCGATCACACTCTTGGAAAGCGTGAATGGCTTGTACCGGCTTGTGTCGATCGACTTGAGATCGTCCGCGGAACCGACCACGATCGGCGGAATATTGACGTCGTAGTAGACCTTGGGCCAGCTTCCCTCCTTGGCCGGCTTGGCGGGCGGGATCGTCGTCCACTCCGCGGGGTCGAGGGCGTCGGCCTCTTCCTGCGTGTAGGCGATCACGGGCGGCTGGTGCCACTTTTTGTTGTAGTAAACGACCGGCGGGTCTAACGGCGTGGGCGGCGGGGGAGCGGTCGCGGTTACGGGTTGGGTTTCGTCTGCCATATTGATTCTCCTTTACTGAACGACCTTACAGGCCCATTCCGGCCTCGTTGCGGCCCATCCGTAGAGCACGTCGCACCTCGTCACAAACAGGTCGTTATTGATGTCGTACTGGCTTACCATGCGGATCGACACGCCTGTGGCCGGGTCCTGCTGATTGGCGGCATTCTGTACGCCTCTCGGAACCTCCAACGGCGCCATGCCAAGGACGAATGCGTTCTTATGGAACGCAATGCCCTGGATCGACAGCTGGCCCGTGGTGCCGGTGACGATGGTCAGCGGGGCGCCGCCCGCGGGCGAGGCGCTTACCGTGGCTCCCGGCATGGCGGTCTGGATCGGCGGGTAGATCGGGATCG